AGGTGAAGTTAACCCCAATGTGCTTCTGGCTGGCTACAGACAAAGTGGTGAACTGTTCGTTGTCCTCCTGAACTTGTAAGGCGGAACCGTCAGTGACCAGAGCGCGGTCGGGAAGACGGATACGCAGTGTGGAGCCAATTTTGGCGCCTTGCACAGCGAAGGTGTCATCGTACTGGCGGTTCACGTTGCGCGTGAGAACCAGGTTGTTTTCGAGAATCTCAAGCGCTTTGCGCGTGATCATGTCAATGGTTAGGATTGAGTTAGACACAATAAAGTCCTTTATAAAAAATTAGCGGATACGCTGTGCTTCGTACTTCTTCATCTGCCTTGCACGTTCAGCTTCAATCCACTGGCTGGTCGTCATGGTCTTGATAGACCGTGGGTCAGTAGTGTCTTGCGTTGGTGATCCAGAGGATCGTGCATTAACAGGTGAAATCGGCGCGGGCGCAGACGTTGTTCTTTTCATGGGAGGTTCAGCGGCCAATTTGGCTTCGATCTTCCCAATTTCCTTTGCTTGGCCGAGTGGCGTCAGACGGGCGATACGGTCTGCATCTTTGGGGTTGGAGCCAAGGTAGTAAGCTAACTCAGGGCCAATGTCCGAAGACTGGATCGTTTCAGCCATTACGTTCGTGATGCTAAGTTTGGGGTTATACGCGACTTGTTCAAAGTCATCGTATTTACTCCGCGCTTCTTCTTCACGCTCGTGATAGCTTTCAAGAACTTGCGATTGCTGCTTTGCAGCTTCTCGTTTGGCAATCAATTCTTCAGCCTTCTGATATGCCAGTGCATCGGCATACGCTTCAGGTGTTTCAAACTGGTCAGCCGTCTGAGTTGCTGGAGCCCTCAACACCTGCTGTTCGGCTTGGCGTTGCGCTTGATCTCGTTCCCATTTCCGTTGCTCTCTTGCGAGGCGTTTTCCAACAGCAGCATCAAGTTCCTCTTGCGAGAATGTCCTGGGAGCTACTTCCGGCGTTTCTACTACAGTTTCAGGCGCAGCCGTTGCTTCCTGTTCTGGCACGGGTGTAACCGCTAGGTTTTCGACTTCATCAGTCATTTGTCTGAATCCTTAGATTCCCTGGTGAGCGCACCAGTACGTTTTTTGGCATTATGCCTTATTTATCTGACAATGCAGTAGTTGTGACTTCACGCAGCACCAGCATCAGTACAGGCCACAGCATGATGATGTAGGTGCGATAAGGTGCAGGCACAAACTGCCCAAGAAAGCCGCTGTTGGCCTCAATGACAGTCAGCAGCGCACCGACCAAGGCTACCCAGTAGGTCTTGGATTTGAGGCGCTGAATGATGGCATTCATGCTGTCACCCAAGGCAGGCCGGATTCCTGCACCGGGTTCTTGAGCGCGTCGATCTGGCCTTGCAGGCTCATCTCCACGGTGTCTTTGCCCAAGGCTTCCTGCACCCAGTTCACCACGATGTCTTGCGTCAGGTCAACATAGGGGACGTAAACCTCGCCGGGGGTTTGAGCGTAGTTAATACTGCCGTAAATGCTGGCTTGGTGATCGCCGTCAGTAGCGCTCACGTTGTAATGCACAATAAAAACAAAACCATCAGGAATGGAACGATCCAACTGGTTAATTGTCCAGAGGTAGGTGGTCATGACGGTTCCTTAGATAGAAGTAATGGTTTGCCAAGCAGCGCCAGAATACACACAGAGTTTTGCAAGAGTGGTATCAAACACCATCAATCCTGTTGCTGGACTACTAATTGCATTCTTTTGCGTTGTAGTCATGTTAGGCATACGCACACCTTTGGTGGTGCTTTGTGCGTCTAGAATTGCGGAGGCCGACGGCGAAGTAGTTCCAATGCCCACATTACCAATGCTATCAACACGAATACGCTCCAATACACCACCACCATTTGCATCAGCCGTAGACACAGTAAAGGCAGATTGACCATAAGCGGAGCCAGTTCTAATAAATTGAAAATTACCAATTGAATTAACACCCGCTGTGTATGCTTCTATACCAACACCCGAACCTGTTGGGCCTGATGTGTTGTTTAAACGAACATTAAAAACAGTACTTGTTGCTGCCGTTCCATCAACTTGCAGTCTTGTTTGAGGTGATGCTGTTCCAATACCCACGTTTCCACTTGTAGTGGCAAAATTTGCACCTGTGGTACTTGCAAAGCTCAAAGCACTTACAGCACGACCAACAGTCAAATTAGCTACGGTTACTTGGTCTGTAACCCCACTTTGAACAATCGGAAGTACTTCAGTACCAGCAAGAGGTGTAGTTGCTGCCGGTAGGGCAGAAATTTTTGAATCAGCCAATTTAATTCTCCTTAATTTAATATAAAGGTTATGCGATACGAACAATAGACCATGACAAACTTTGTGAAATTGTCGGTTCGGTATTTGTAATTCGCAACATGGTTCCAGATGTAGAAATGGTAATATAGGTTGATTGAATTACAGTTACAGTATTTCCAGAACCACCATCACTTGATAATGTCCAAAAACCTTTCCAACTTCTTCCACCGTTCGATTGAAAAGATGTAACAATAAATTGACCACCACCGGCAGTAGCTAAATCATAAACATCTTCATACGCAGAAGGTGCTAATAATGCAGTAATTCCAGATGCCGTTGATACTACTCCAACAATTTGAGTTGCTGCAACGCTATTTCCAAGCCCAATTGTTCCGTTATACCCAACAAGTACAACGGGAATTCCATCCACTCGCGTCAATAATCTTTCAGTGGTAACATTTTTACTTAAATATGGGTAATTAACTGTTGGATTTGTAATGTTAATATGACAATTCCCAGAAGGTGTCACACTAGCATGAAATGCACAATAGTAAAAATCCATTGTGGAAATGGTGTCATTTAGATAAACCATCGTATCTAAACTTGTAGTTCCATTATTGGTAAAGAAACAATTGTTGCAAGTAATGCGACCATTGTTTAGATAAATTGCCGTACTTCCATATCCTTCAAACCAACACCGATCTACTGATACTGTCCCAATTCCTGCAATTTCCCCAGGAGTATCTACGTGTAATGCAATAGTGCTACCTCCTTGAAAATTAATATCTCGTAAGGATAAAACACCACCAGAAGCACCCGACCCAACACCATTATTACGAATCCAAACTGATTTAGTTGAGCAAGATATGAAATAAGCATTTCTAATCATGCAGAGATTTGGACGAATTTGATTTGCCGATTGTTCAATAATTACACCAAAATTACAAGTATCAATTGCTTGCTGACATAAATCAATATCGTAAGCCTCTGCACCGGAAATTCTTATGCCTGTATCAAAATTCCAAATATTGCAATTGTAAATAACACCATTTGTCATGGTTTCTAAATAAATTGCTATACCTTGCTTTGTTCCAGCACCTCGAAATGTAAGATTTCTAATTTGCGATGGAGTTGTCATTAACGGCAAACCGGGATCAATGGGGCGTAAATAAATAGCATTACCAGTTCCGTGGTAATAAATACAGGCTTGACCCTCACCCTCAAGAACACACGTTGCATATCCTCCAGTGTTCATTGTGAGCGTTCCACTGGTTTTGTATATTCCTGCTGGAAAAATAACTTTTACCATTACTGCTGGAAATGTTGCACCACCACCATCAAACACACGAACATATTTGGATAATGCGTAATCAATAGCAGCCTGAATTGCAGTCGTATCATCCGTAATTCCATCACCTACAGCACCAAAGTCTTTGACACTCACGGACTCACGCAGCTTAGTCTGCACCGTAGTTGCTACGGCTCCTGTGCCTGAGGGGAGATAGCCAATCAGGGACGAGCCGGAAGATGCAGCCAATGTGGCATAAATACTGGCATAGATGTCTGTAGGATCATTAGCACCAGGCACATTGTCATAGGTGCCAATGCTGGCACCGGCAGATGTCTTTAAGACAAATTTGTAATCTTGACCTTGAGTAAGCCAGATTTCGCCTCCAGCAATACGCCCAGCAGAATCCAAAACAATGGGATTTGTTTGAGCAGTTACACCAGTAATGCTAGTGTAAGTGGCTTGCGGGGTAGTTGTTCCTGCCTGATATGTGTACAACAAACCACCAGACAATGGTGATCCATTATTGTCAGAGAACTGCCAACCAGCACCGCCAAGTAAAGAAAGATTAACGGTCATAATTAAATGTGAGTTATTCGTAGAGAATGCATGCGTATAATATTATTAACGCAGTTCAGTCCAAAATCCAATTGTTCTGTTTACAGTGTCAACACTGTAAGTAACTCCAGCAGGAACAATTGCCGATAATGTGGCTCCTGCATTTCCGTTTGTACTATCTCCAACTATGTAAGACACATATAGACCACCAACAGTTAAAGTTGCATTTGAACTAGCAACACCGCTACCCGCACAGTAAACATTAACCATAATTGGCTTACCCGTAGTATTTGTATACGTTGTTCCAATTACTCTACTTGCAGCAACATTTTGCCAAGTTTGACCATACCCTACCGAACTCATAGCTGTCAGAGCTTGTCCACCTACACCTTGAATAGTGGATGGTGCTGTAACCCAAGTACCTGCGGTAGCTTGAGTAGATTCAATATAACCAATAACGCGATAAGCAACACTTGTACGCGCTGTTGTACTGTAAATTACTGACGCAAATGTAGAGCCTGATGAAATAGCAGTAGTGCTAACCACACCTGTTTCCGTTAGGTTGGTGCCGCCAGCGATATTGACAACGGCAAGCTCTAGTGTCCCAGCATTGTTAAGCGCAAGAACAATTAATCTTGACTGTATTCCACTTGCAGTCCCTAATGTAGCTGTGCTTGGCACTACCAAATTGGCTGGGGTTCCTGATATTGTAGATACAGCACCACTACCCAAAGTAGTTGATCGAACATTTAATGCTAATGCAGATGCAGAAATAGTCAGCGCGTTTGCCGCCACAGATGCAGAAATGGGTTGAATTTGAGAACCGCCCGCCGTAGTTACAAAAGCAGTAGTGGCTACTTTTGTGGTGTTATCACCAACTGCTTGAGTTGTAGCCGTAGCAGCCCCAAGAGCAGGACTTGCCAAACTGGTGATGTCAGTATTGGCACCCTTTAATGCAAACGTGGCATCTGCTGCGGTCAAAGCAGCCAGTGCAACATAAATGCCATTGGGGTCATTAGCACCAGGCACGTTGTCATAGGTGCCCAGAGTAACCCCGGTAGAGGTCTTCAGGACAAACTTGTAGGCTTGGCCTTGGGTAAGCCAGATTTCACCAACAACACGGCCTGCTGCGTTTAGAACAACCGGGTTACTGTTGGGCGTGACACCGCTGGCGCTGGTGTACGTGTTGGCCGCTAAAGCCGTTCCCGCTTGGTAGGTGTACAGCAGGCCACCCGACAATGGAGAACCATTGTTGTCAGAGAACTGCCAGCCAGCACCGCCAAGAAGGGAAAGGTTAACGGTCATATCATTCCAACAGGATCAGACCGCCGTCCTCTTGAACGAGGTTGTCGCCGATCTCGGTTAATAGGTTGCCCTGCACAGTTGCATCGGCGTAGCCAGACAGGAACGAAATCACGCTCCCAAGGCCGATGGCAACACCATTGCGAATGGGTATGCCAAAGAAGCTCATTGGATGTTAATCGGTTTGCAGTAGATCGTGCCACCCGTAGACACCTGAATTGCACTCACGCGCCAAGGAGCGCCAGTACCGGCAGGTACTTTGAATGGAATCGGGGTGAACGGGGGGATCGGGGTGCAAGCAGTTGTAGCCGTGACGCCTTCACCAATTTGGATATAGCAAGACTGGTCAGACCAGACAACCACACCTTGGGGGCCAGCGGGCCATGTACCCGTAACACCAGCGGTGCCGGTATAACTGATGGTTCTGGCTGGAAAGTCAGTGCTGGAGAGAGGATTCAAGAGTTCCATGATGTTCCTTTACGCAAGAAATTTGAGCTTATAGAGGGTTCGCAAATAAATTTCAACAATGTTGTCAATTAACTGCTGCAAAGCTGTGTCCGATTTATCGCACACCTCATAACGGCCAGCTTCAATTTGCTTCAAAGAATCTTCCAAAAACTCAATGACGTTGGCTGTTTTCTTTGCCGATTGTAGGGTAATTTGCCCAACTAGACCATGACGGCCTTGATACGTTTCAGCAAAGTCGTCAGCAGCACCAATAATGCGATCATAGAAAATGTTAAGCGCATCGTGCTTGGAGAAGCTGCGGGTATTCCAATGCACGGAATGGGTTACATCCCGCGCCAGAAACAACAATCCTAAGAACTCGTTTGCTTTCATTGTGGCATCCCTTCAGACGCAAATGCGCCATGATATTGGTGTCTTGCTGCCATAACCGCAGCAACAGCATCTTGCATTTCTGCAAAACGTCCAAGATTTACACATCGACGGTCGGCATACAAACGGGCAACCCATTTACGCTTGTTTTTGCACCACGTTACGCCTTTGACACCAGAAGTGTTATCGGGTCGCATTTTGCAATTGTAGGCGTTCTCAGCACGGGTGGCACTACGCAAATTTTCAATGCGGTTGTCTGATGTGTTTTGATTAATGTGATCAATTATTTCAGGCATCCATCCGTGATGATACAAATGAACCAATCGGTGTGT